GAATAATGAGTTTTCCTGTTTTCATAAAGGCTAGTCGCACTAGAGTTTCCATTGCAAAGGAAATCAGAGAAGTCAGTAGGCTTCGGCTTCAGTTTGAGCGCTCAATGCAGAAGCGCCTAATGTCTGTGTTTAAAAAGGTAGGCAAAGCCGCTTCAGACGAATACCAGCAGTCAGGGGGCATTACAGTGGCTCTAAGGCCTCTTTCTGGCGACTTGGAGAAGATTTTTAGGGCGCATTACGGCGCTGTTGTTGAGAAATTCGCCGATAGAGTTTACGAAAATAGAAAGCTTGAAAGGTTTGGACAGCTTGTATTCCAGTTATATGAGCAAGAAGGTGCTAAAAAAATTGTTGGAATTAGCAATACAACAAGAAATATTATCCTAAGAGCCATTAAAACAGGAGAAAAAGATGGTCTCGGGGTTCTTCCTGTCGCCAGATTGATACAAGAAAAGACATTCGGAGCAATGGGTAGAGCAAGAGCGGCCACAATAGCCCGCACTGAGACACATGCCGCCGCTTCATACGCTACTTACGAAGCTACTAAGGAATTATCCCTACCAGCCCAGCGCAAACAGTGGGTAAGTGTTGGAGATGCTAGGACAAGGCCATATCACGCCGCCGCAAACGGACAGGAAGTTGGAATAGATGAGCCATTTATAATAAGATATAAGGGCGCTGAAATTCGTATGAAGTATCCTCACGATGGCTCTGGAGGGGCGGCAAATAATATAAACTGTCGTTGTTTGGCCGTTTATTTTACTGATGAAGACGCTTTGTTTGACAGCTTTGGAGAAGAAAACATTCAAATTCCTAAAGTTGATTTGAAGCCTAAGATTGATGTTACTAACATAATGAAAACTACTGGCTTTTCTAAAGCAGACCTAAATGAAGCTCTAAACAAATTCCTTACACCGCTTACTGCAAGGGTAATTTCCAAGTTAGGTAAACCATCAGAAATTATAGGTAAAGAAAAAGCTGGCGTTTACTATGCTGGAACAAAGCGAATGGAAAGCGGGTTAGAAAGACAAGTAATGGTGCATGAATACGGACACCATATAGACAATGAGCTTTATGAAAGTGGAAACAAGTTCTCAACTTATTGGTCAGAGAAGGGTTTATCGGCGGCTTGGGTAGCAGACAGAAAAGCTATGAAGGTTACTAGGCTTTCAGAGGAAGCCAGAAACAAAAGATTTAAAGAAATAAAGAGCGAGCTCTACAAAATTACAATAGTTACAGGCACAAGAAAAGATGGTTCAGAATATAGCTATGAAGATGGTAGGAAATTGGCCTTTGATGGCGCTGATGGACTTATGGATATAATTGATAGCTTCACGAATGGTAAATTCTATGCTTCTGGGGCTTTTGGTCACGGATATACATATTGGAAGAACAGAAAAGGAAGTGGGCAACAGGCAGAGGCATTTGCAAACTTGTTTGCCATTCAAAGCTCACCAAAGGCTGTAGAGTATGCAAAGAAAAACTTTCCGGCTTTGTGGAAAGCTTTTATTGATAAACTGGAGGAATTTGATGCTAACAATTGAAGACGTTTTAAAAGAATATAAAGAAAAGTTTGGAGTTGAACCTGTTCTTGGCAGAGGATTTGCGGCTGATCATATTGAGCTACTCATCGAAGCAATTGATAAAGATACCCAATTAACAGAGTTGGATTATAGTGCTAAAGAACCAACAACATTAAGCTTATAACAATAACCCTAGACGTGAAACCGTATTATGTGTTAGTTTGTGGGTAATTTAATTGCGGTATTAAAAAGGACAATAAGATGTCAGAAGTCCCACAAGTCGATATTGAAGATTATATCGCAGAAACAGAAACCAAGTCCGAGACCCTTGATGTAGCTTTTGAATATAAGGCTGAAGAGGAAGAAGGGACATTCTCTGGATATGGTTCAATTTTTGGAAATAAAGATTTAGGAAATGATGTTGTCGTTGAAGGCGCATTCGCCAAATCAATTGGTAAGAAGGGCGCTAAAGCTGTAAAGCTACTCTACCAACACAGACAAGATGAGCCTATAGGCGTTTTTGATGAGATTATTGAAGACCAAAGAGGTCTGAAGGTCAAAGGTCGCCTTGCTATGGGGACACAACGTGGACGTGAAGTCTATGAACTAATGAAGATGGGTGCTCTTGATGGCCTTTCAATTGGCTATAGAGTTGACCCAAAAGGTACATACTATGATGAGAAGGGCAAACGCCGCTATCTCAAGACTGTAGACCTTATGGAAATTTCTGCTGTAACTTTCCCCATGAACCCACGCGCAAGGGTTCAGGCTGTAAAGGGAGCAGAACGCACAGTACGGGAATGGGAAGAACTACTGCGGGATGCAGGAAGCCTATCGCGCACTGAAGCAAAGGCGGCGGCTTCTGCCGTTACCAAGGCACTTGAACAGCGGGATGCTGTAAAAGAGGAAACGCCTAAAGTCCTTGAGGCTCTAACAAGCCTTACCAACATCCTTAAAACTTAAACGGAAAGGATCGTCCAAATGGAAGATCAAGTAAAAAATGCCGTAGAAGCGATGTCAGGTGCTTTTGAAGAATTTAAAAAAGTAAATGATGATCGTTTGGCTCAAATTGAAGCTAAAGGTTCTGCTGACCCATTGGTAGAAGAAAAGCTTGCTAAAATCGAAGGTGACTTAGATCGCTTTGAAAATGTTAATCAGAAGCTAGTTCAACAGCAAAAACACGCTGAAGGTTTCGAAGCAAAATTAAACGAAATCGAAACTATGTTAAAGCGTCCAGCAAATATGATGGAAGCTAAAGAAGTTGATTTATCCCTAAAAGCTTGGGATAGCTTCATGCGTCTAGGCCAAGAAAACATGGCTCCAGAAGAAGTTAAGGCACTAACAGTCGGTACAGCCGCTACTGCTGGTAACTTAGCACCAGCTGAGTACGTGGATGAGTTAATCAAAGTTATTACTGAGATTTCTCCTGTTCGTTCTGTTGCGCGTGTTCGTCAAACTTCAAATAAAGAAATTGAAGTACCAAGCAAAACTGCGACTTTCGCGGCGGCTTGGACTGCTGAAACTGGTACTCGCTCAGAGACAACTGGTTACACAACTTCTTTAAACACTATCCCAACACATGAACTATATGCTCTTGTAGACATATCTGGTCAGTTGCTTGAAGATAGCGTGTTTGATCTTGAAGCTGAAATGAACCAAGAATTTGCTGAACAGTTTGCAAAAGCTGAAGGCGCGGCGTTCATCTCTGGTAATGGCACAAACAAACCAACAGGTATTGCTGATGGCAACACAGTAGGACACACTGCTACTGGTGCGGCTTCTGCGGCTATCTCTACAGATAACCTAATGGATTTGGTTCATGGCCTTAAAACAGATTATGCAAACAATGCTACATTCTTAATGAACCGCTCTACACTGGGTATAATCCGTAAGTTGAAAGATACTGCTGGTCAGTACATCTTCCAAACTGGTTTCTCTGGTCAGTCTGGTTTGCCAAACACAATCTTAGGTTCACCATATCTTGAGTGTCCTGATGTTGCTGATGCGGCTTCTGGTGCAAAATCAGTATTCTTCGGCGATTTCCGTCGCGGGTACATGATTGTTGATCGTGTAGCTTTATCAGTATTGCGTGACCCATACTCACAAGCTTCAACAGGCAATGTGCGTTATATCGCTCGCCGCCGTGTTGGTGGTGAAGTTGTATTGTCAGAAGCAATGCGCGTTCTAAAGCACGCAACATCATAATAATTGATGAGGGGGTTAATTCCCCCTCACCTTTAACTAATGGAGAGCCAAATGAAGATTACAATGACTAAATCATCAATTGGGATTACCAGAGAAGATGGTGCTGAGACAGCGACATACGAAAGCGGTAAAGAGTACAAGTCACAAGGTAAGTGGCAAGAAGAAATTTTTAAAGGCTTCATAGAAATGGGAATGGCTCATGAGGTTGGTGGTAACGCACCAGTACAAGAAACAAAAGCTGTGCGTGCTAGGACTGAAGATGGGAAACTTAAAGCAGACGACCCAATAACAACTGATTACAATGAAGCATGGGTGGATGGAAAATCCCCAAAAAAGCCAAAAAAGGCTAAAGTTAACAATAAGAAAATAAATATTTAATTAAAGCGGAGACAGGCGAATGAGTGGTTTGAAAATTATTGCTAATCCAGCTATAACGCCTGTTAGCAGAATAGAGGCGCGTCAACACTTACGTCTTGATGATGATGTGGATGACAGCCAAGTACGAAGTTATATTCAGGCTGGTACTGATTGGGCTGAAAATTACACTAATCGTTTCTTTATCAGCCGCACATGCCAGATGATGCTGGATGGGGCGCGTGAGCTTGATACGCCTCTTTGGGAAGGTATGCGTACCGGTCACTACAGTAGGCCTCTATCAAGCCATATTGAGCTTGCGGCAAATCCTGTTATTTCAGTCGAAAGCATTAACTATTACGCTGATGATGATACACAGACCCTTTGGGCGGCTTCAAATTACTATGTTGATACTTATTCAGAGCCAGCTAGGATTGTTTTAAGGGATGGCGGTACATATCCAACTGACATGAGAGCCTTTAATGGCCTTGAGATAAACTTTACTGCGGGGTATGGGACAACTGCAACTAGTGTTCCTGAAGCAATTAGACTTGCAATTTTACAATATGTTACGTTTCTTTATGAACATCGTGGCGACTTTGAAGGAACTGTTCTGCCGCAACCGCCGTCTTCTTTGGCGGCACTACTTAACCCGTATAGAATGTTAAGGTTTGGTTCTACGCCTTATAATTCAGTTATTATGTCTGGGATTTCATAATGTCAGTAGGTAGAATGCGTCACAGATTGCAACTACAGAACAAAACTGTAACTGCAGATGGAGGTGGTTCTGATGAGCTTACGTCATATAAGACTTTTGCAACTGTTTATGGCTCTATTGTTGCAAAATCTGGTGGTGAAAGGCTATTCGGTGAACAACTTCAAGAGCCAATCACCCATATCATTACGTTAAGATTTCGCACTGATTTCACTTTTAAAAACCGCATTCTTTATAGTTATAAAAACAATGGTGTAGCTTCAACGCGAGCTTTCAACATTCAAAGAGTGGTGAATGTAGGAAGCCGAGACAGGTATCTTGAAGTTATGTGCATTGAGGGGGTCGCTACATGAGTTCAATTAAAACCAAAGTTGTAAGAAAAAACAAAACAGATAAAGCGCTCAAGCAGTACAAAACTCAAATTGAACAAATTATTGCGATTGGCGGTCAAATGGTTCGCAATGAAGCGGTAAAATCAATTCAACAAAATTCTGGTGGTGGTAAAGTATACAGAAGAGGCGGAACTACACACGTTGCTTCTCCACCTAATTCTCCACCAAATACAGACACAGGGTTTTTGGCTAGTAATGTTTTTTTAAAAATAGATGCTGACAAGATGGGTTGTTCGGTTGAAAGCCGCGCTGATTATTCTGAACACCTAGAATTTGGAACAAGCAAAATGAAAGCACGTCCATTCCTTCAACCCGCCCTTGAGGGAAACAAAAAGAAAATAAACAAACTTTTCAATAGATTGAAGGCTAATCTTTAATGGCATTACATTCTTGGGAACTGCAAAAATCAATATTTTCCACACTTAATGGAAATACAACAGGTATGGACGGGGCAAATGTTCCTGTTTTTGATGATGTTCCTGAGGGAACTTTATATCCATATGTAGTTCTTGGCGAAGAAACAGCCGTAAATAATGGAACTAAAAATCTTGATGGGGTTGAGCATACTTTAACTATTCATGCTTGGTCACAATACAGGGGTAGACGCGAGATCAAAGAGATCATGCAAAGCGTCTATGAAAACCTGCATAATACTGCTATAAGTGTTACAGGTGCATCGCTAGTGAATATTAGACAGGAGTTTAATACAACATTGGCGGAACAAGACGGAATAACACGGCATGGAGTAATGAGATTTCGCGCTGTAGTGTTTGATAACTAAGGAGTAAAAATCATGGCGGCTCAAAAAGGTTCAGCCCTACTATTAAAAATTGGCGCAGACGCTACTGCCGCCGCAAGTGCAGATACATATACAACAGTGGGCGGATTGCGCTCTACTGGTATCACATTAAATGATGAATCGGTTGATGTAACAACCAAAGACAGTTCAGGAGTTCGTGAGCTCTTGGCAAATGGTGGAGTGCAAACGTGTTCTATCTCTGGCTCTGGTGTATTTACAGACGCGGCTTCAGAAACAACGCTTAAAAATGCTTTTGGCGGTGCAAACTTTGCGAATTTTGAAGTTGTTATACCTGATTTCGGTACATACAAAGGAAAATTCATGGTTTCATCACTAGAATATACTGGTGAATACAATGGTGAGGCAACATATTCTGTATCTTTAGAGAGTACTGGCGCGTTCACCTTCACAAACGCTTAATAAGGAGTATCTGATGGCTTGGAATAATATTACTGTAAGCGTTGCAGATGATGAATTTCCTAGTCATTGTAACGGCGATTTATTTAGCATCCCTTTCTCCTCCGGTCTTAAAGTTGGCGACAGCTTTCAGGCTGGTGGGAAAGAACACAAGGTCACGTCAATAGACAATATAGCAGGGCGTGATGAAACAATATTAGTTAATACAATAGAGGTTGTAAAAAATGACAAATCCAAAAAGAGGCGAATGCCTGATAAATCTAGCGGGGACTGATTACAACACAAAGCTCAACTTAGACAGCATCATGAGAATTGAGCAGTCTTGCCAAAAGAGTTTTTTGAAAATTGCTCAAGACCTTTCAGAAGCCGAGTTCCAAACACAACACATTATCTTTATATTGCAAACGGCGATTAAAGGTGGCGGAAACGAAATAAAAGATAAAGCTATGAAGAATTTAATTTGGGAAGCTGGAATTACAGAGGCAATACAAGCTGTTGGAGTTATTCTAACAAGTTGCCTTGTTACTGAGGAAAATGAAGAGGGAAACGAAGAAGCGGTGGCGTAGCCTTAGATGTTTTGCCTTGGGATAATTGGATGCAATTGTGCTTAGGTAAAATGGGAATGACAACAAGCGGGTTTTGGGACTTGAGCTTGTATGAATTAACCCAAGCAATCGAAGGGTTTAACGAATTTCATTCTGGGGGAAACCCAAAGCCGCTCCACCGAGGCGAATTGGAAGATATGATGGAAAGGTATCCTGACTAATGGCAAGTACAAATACTGTTGATACTCTCAACGTCAGGATTGATGCTGATCTTAGACCCCTTAAACGGGCGTTGAGGAGCAGTCAAAGAAGCGTCCAACAAACTTCTAACAAAATGAAGAAGTCTTTTAGGGGCATAGGCGCAAGTGTCACTGCTCTTGGTAAGAAAATGGGTGGGCTTAAAGGTATCATTGGGGGTGCTGTTGTAGGCACGCTTGGCCTTGCTGTTGCCGCAATTGGTAAAACAGCCGCTACGTTCCAAGACCTTCAGCAAACACTTGATACTGTGTTCGGCGGAATGGAAGAGGGGCAAGCCGCTATGGACTTCATAAAGAGGTTCGCGCAAACTACACCCTTTGATATTCAGACCTTATCCAAAGCCTTTATTCAGTTAAAGGGTGCGGGAATACAGCCGACAGTGGAATTGCTGAATACATTCGGTGATGCGGCTTCTGCAACTACAAATAAAGTTCAGGCATTTGAGACAATGATTCGTATCGCTACAAGGGCGGTTGGCGGCGGTTTGGGTCTTGAAGAGCTTGAACAGCTTGTATCAGCTGGTATTCCTGTCTACCAAATTTTGCAAGATGAGCTTGGTGTAACTCGCGGTGAAATATCTGAATTGGGTCAATCTGCTGAAGGCGCTACAGCAATTATGGATGCCCTGCAGAGAGGCTTAAATAAAGAATTTGGCGGCGGTATGGCGCGTTCCGCAAATAATCTTTCAACAGCCTTTAGTAATATGAAGATAGCGGCGACTGATATACTGGTAGCCCTTGGCGAAGGTATAGGCGGAGTAGGCCTTACGGGAGCTTTAACTTATGCTTCAGAAATCTTTTCTGATTTATTTGTTATTGTTAAGCCATTAGCACACGTACTTGGTTTTGCTCTTGGTGTAGCCATAGAAGCATTAGTAGCTCCGATAAAATTGGTTACAGAAGGTGTTCTGATGCTAGGAAGAGGCATGGCGAAAATGCTTCAATTCGCCGCCAATGCAATGCCTAAAAAGTTTGCTCACATTAAGGAAGCGGCTAACAACCTTTCGGTTTCTATGGAAGAACTAGAAAAAAGAATGGCTGGAAGCTCCGAAGAGGCAGAAAACGTAGCGGGAGCGAGTACTGAATTAACAGCGGCGTTAGATGCACAAGCATTAGCGGCTAAAAAAGCTAGGGCAGAACTCGCT